CGATGACGGCCCGCCTCCTCCTGTCGACCGAGCCGGTGACCGTGGGCTGGGTCGTGCGTCGGGTCTTCGCCGCGGCGATCACGGCGGCCCTCGTCGGGTACGGCGTCCAAGACCATATCCAAAGCACCGGGCTGAGGATGGCCGCCGTCGGTGCGGCTGGCTACGCGGCCCCCGAGTGTCTCGACTACCTTCTGAAATACATCAAGGCCAAGGGCGAGGCCGAGGTCGCCAAAGTATCGAAAGGAGTCAAACGTGCCGCCGGCAAAGCAAAGCCCAAAGCCCGCCGATAACAACCTGCTGCTCGCGGTCGGCCTGCTGGTCACGGCGGCCCTGCTCTCAGCTGCGGCCTCGGCGTTCATCTGCGACTTTGTCCTGCGGTCGTTCCAGGACTCTCAGGCGATGGTGCTCCTAATCACCGATGCCGGCACGAAGTCGGACGACAAGAACCTTGAGAGGAGCCTGAGCGCCGCGACGCTGGCCCTGAAGACCTGCCGCGACCTAGGCTGGGCGCTGTCTGTGGGGTGCCTAGGGGTGGGGGTGGCGGTATTCTTGCGTCTGAGGCGGGAAAACGCCTCCTGAGGGCACGGAGAGGGGTCTATCGACGTATCCCCGGGCATATGTCGACGGCGGCCTATGGTTCCAAAATGTGACCGAGCGGGAAGATATGGAAACTTTACCCCCTTGAACGTTCCAAATGTGCCCGAGCGGGAAGGTCAGTCAAAAGGCTTGACGGAATAAAACGAGATGGTCAAGGTGGGGACGTTCCAACCAACACACCATGAAACTCCTCACCCTCCTCGCCCTTGGCATCCTGCTGGCGGCTGTCATCTTCTTCCTCGCGGACGGCCCCGGCCTTCTGGAGATCATCGATAACCCGAAGTTCTAATTCCCACCCACCCACACCATGAACACCCCCCGCAAGTCCTCCGCCACCGAGACGACCATCATCGTCGCCTCCCGCCCGCTCACCCTCAAGCGGCCCGTCCAGCCCGCGTTCGCCCAGCGCCTCGCCGCGATCCACCCGCAGCTGACGGCGCTCAACACCGCCGGCAAGACCCAAGCCGACGCGGCCCTCGCCCTCGGCGTGTCCGTCCCGCTCTTGCGGACGTGGCTCGACGTCCTCCGCATCAAGTGGACGAACGTCCAGCCCCGCGCCCCCTACTCCCGCTCCTGATGCCCGACCCCCTCGCACACTCCCCGGATATGCTCATCGTCAAAGGCAACACCCTCCCGCGGCTCTGGTGGCTCACGCCCTGGTCTACCGCCCGCTCCCTCGCGTCCACCGTGGCCGCCCTGAAGGCCTACGCCGACCGGGCCGACGCGGCGCTCAAGGCCTCTCAGCTCGAGACCATCGCCGCCAAGCAGTCCCGCGAGCATTGGATCGCGAAGGCCGAGCGGGCCCACGCCGTCGCCATGCACAACGAGCGCGTCATCCTCGACATGGAGAAGCGCGCCCGTGGGTAAGTACATCCCGGTCGAGCCCGAGAAGTGGGCCGAGATGGTCAAGGCTCAGGCGGAGGTCGCCCGCCTCGAGGCTTTGACCTCCGAGATGGATAAGACCATCAACGCATCCCAAGCGGAGTGCCGCCGCCTCAAGGCCGAGGTCGAGCGGCTGAATAACGAAAGCGACATTCTTCAGAAATGCTGTGAACATCAGAAAAACCGCATTGAACGCCTCAAGGCCGAGATCGAGCGGCTGACCAAGGCCGGGGATAAGGCGTTCAGTCTATGGTCAAGTGGCGACGAAACTGACGCAGATAACTTCAAGGAAGCAATCTGGGTTTGGACTGTCGCCAAGAAGGGAGGCCAGCCGTGAGCGACGTCGGCCACTTCCGCCACCTCCCCGCCTTCGCGGCCCTCGCGGGCGAGGTCTACCACATCAACGAGCGCATCATAACCGGCGACTACGCCAGGGCCAAGTTCGCCCTGCCCCACGTCGAGCGGCACATCCTGGACTACTCGGAGATCATGCGCAAGCAGGGTGCCGACGAGGTCTCAATCAAGCCCTACGTCGGGGCCGGTGACTGCATCGGGCTGACCTTCTCCTACCGCATCGCCGAGGTCACCATCGAGGGCTCCTTCATCCCCCGTAGGCCGTGAAGCAACTGCGCTTCCTATCCGTCTGCTCTGGCATGGAGGCCGCGTCCATCGCGTGGGAGCCGCTTGGCTGGAAAGCCGTCGGCTTCTGCGAGATTGACCCATTCGCTTCCGCCGTGCTGGCCCACCGCTTTCCCAACACCCCCAACTATGGCGACCTCACAAAATACAAACAATGGCCCTTCTCAACTGGAGATGTGGACATCATTATCGGCGGCCCTCCATGCCAGGCATTCAGCTTTTCCGGCCTCCGGCGAGGACTTGCCGATCCACGCGGAAACCTCACCCTCACCTATCTCGGCTTGGTTGACCGACTGCGACCCGAGTGGGTCGTTTATGAAAACGTGCCGGGTCTCCTGTCGGTGGACGGAGGGCGCACCTTCGGAACCTTCCTCCACGCCCTGGGGCAACTCGGGTATGGGTGGGCCTACCGAGTCTTGGACGCTCAACACGTCGGAGAGTGTAGGTTGCACCCACATCGACGCGGCTGGTCAGCCGTGCCCCAACGCCGCCGGCGGGTCTTTGTCGTTGCTCGCCGAGGTGCTGGAGGCTGGGCCTCTGCCGCCGAGGTTCTATCTCTCCGCGAGGGCCTGCAGCGGCATCTTGCGGCGGGCGGAAAAAAGAAGCAAGGCGTTGCCCCCGATGCTGGAGGAGGCGCTGAACAAGCATATCCAATTAACACCCTAACGCTTGGCGGAAGGCCAGACCCTATAAACGATGCGCGCATGACGATTGGAATCGGAAACAACGGCGACCCACAATTTACGCTTCAAGCTGCCCATTGCCACGCGGTGGCAACTTCTGTAGCCGTCCGCCGACTTACCCCTAACGAATGCCTCCGCCTCCAAGGATTCCCTGACAACTGGACGAACATCCCTTGGAAGGGCAAGCCTACCGCCCCCGACGGCCCGCAATATAAATGCGCGGGAAACTCCTTTGCCGTTCCGGTCGTTCGATGGATTGGCACCCGCATCGCTTCCCAACAATGAGCCCCGTCCCCCTCGTCGCCCTGCTCCTGCTCGGTTGCGCTGCCAACGCCCAGTCCGACGCCCGCATCCTCCACGCGATCGGTCAGGTCGAGGGCGGCGAGCGCCTCCAGCGTGGCGACGGCGGGGCGGCCCTCGGGCTCTACCAAATGCACCCCGAGGCATGGGCCGACGGCAACGCGCAGCTTCTCCGCGAAGGCCAACCGACCTTCCCCCGCTGGCAATGGCGTTCCCCGCTCGCCCAGGACATGGTCGCCCTTGCCTATCTGCGGGCCCTCAGAGGCCGTTTGACCGCCCGAGGCATACCTAACCCTTCCCCCGAGTGTCTGGCCCTCTGCTGGAACCTCGGCTTCACCGGCGCCGCGAGCATCGGGTTCCGCCTGTCGAACGCCCCGCCCGCCCGGGCATCGTACGCCATCCGCGTCGGCAATCTCGTCCGCCGCTAGTTTATTTCTGGCAAGGAGTTTGCACGACTGCAAGGGTCTTGTCCGTGGCCCTCATCGTAGCAATCGACCCAGGCGTGAACGGCGGGCTCGCCCTATTGGATCGGGACGGGCTCGTCACGGTGCAGAAGATGCCGGCGACTGACTTCGAGGTTGTTTCCTTCCTCGTCGAGGTCTCCAACACCGCGAAGGAAATCGACTGCTACCTTGAGGAGCCGCCCCTCTTCGCGGGCAAGAACATCCCGGGCTCCGCCATCGGGAAACTGATGTGGAACACGGGCGTCCTCTACGGCGCCGCGGTCACGCTCGGCTGGAAGATGCACCGCGTACGTCCGGCCATCTGGCAGAAGGCGCACACTTGCGGCACCAAGGGCGACCTGACCACGACCGCGTGGAAGAACAAACTCAAGTCTCGGGCCGCCGAGCTCTTTCCCACCGTCGACGTCACCCTCTGGAACGCCGACGCCCTCCTCATCCTGGACGCCGCCCGCCGCGGCGCCATCAACTAAACTTTGGGGGCTGGCACATAGGACACATTTTGGGATTCATCCACCCCAAATAACTCCGCCGCCAGCCCCCTCCCTTTCTCCCCCTAATGAAACAACGCATTCCCGCTAACGAACAAACGACGAAACATCTCGTCGTCCCGCCCATCCCCGTCCCGGGCACGTCGTACGTCATCCTGCCCGACAACCGTCTGGCCCGCCTCCTCAAGGTCTCCGTCTACAACGGCAAGGAATACTACAACCCGATCATCAACGGCGACCTCCAGCGCATCGCCCGCGAAGACCTGATGACCCTCGTCGACAAGCCGAAGGCCGACTAATTCCCATGAGCCACCCCCACACTCCCAATACTGACATCGTGAACTTCTTGAACGACGTCAGCAACGTCCACGCCGACCGCGTCAACCCGGCCTTCAAGTCCCGCTACGCTTCCCTCGCGGAAGTGCTCGAGACCGTCAAGTCCGTCGCCGCCAAGCACTGCCTCGCCATCGTCCAAACCCTGGACAGCGAGGAAGGCAAGGTCACGGTCTTCACGTCCTTCCGCCATATCGACGGCACCGTCTTCCCGGCAGGCCGCCTGTCCGTGAAGGCCGAAGGACTGACCCCGCAGCAGATCGGCAGCGCCATCACCTACCTCCGCCGCCAGTCCATCCAGACCGCTTGCGGCATCGCCACCGACCTCGACGACGACGGCGCCTCCTCCTCCAAGCCGACCGCCTTCTCGGCACCGGCGTCCACCCAACCGGGCACCCGCCCCCTGACCAAGTGAACGTCGACCGCTTCTGGCTGGGCGTCTGCATCGGCATCCTGACCGCCCTGATGGTCGTCGAGCTCGTCCGCTTCTGCGACCGTCACATCGCATTCATCCCGTGAAGCCGATCAAGAAGCCCATCCTCGTCCCCTCCGGCGTCGTCAAGGCCGCCGCCTCCTCCGGCTACCCGTTCGTCCTGCTGCTCCTCCTGGACGGCATCCCCTACGCCGAGGTCTTCGCCAAGTCCCGCAAGGTCTTCGACGCGAACCTCGCCGACTGGAAGCGCAACACCCTGCCCAGCCTCGCCCGTTCGAACGTGCGCTTCTTCTTCACCGACGGGAAGACCATCAGCGAGGTCGCCTTCTGACTATGACGAACCACGAATACATCCGCGGCCTCCTCATGCAGTCCGCCGACGCCCTGGGCAAGTTGTCCGACCGCGCCGCCCGGGCCGACACGATCGGCGACTACACCCGGGTCAGCCAATGCGCCGACCTCGCCCGCGAGGAGATTGACCGCCTCAACCCTGATACCCTCGCCGAGGCCTACGACGTTAAGGCCTACTACGACCGGGCACACGCCGCCGTCGTCTCCCTGCGCTGCCTCCGCAATCAGCTCGAGGAATGCGAGCGCCTCGCCGAGGAGGCCCTGCAACACGCCAAGGCCGTGACCTTCGCCCTCGAGGACAGCACCGCCGAGGACGACGCCCTCTAACCTTTCCCACACACACCCATGCAACACATCCCCCCCCACATCATCCCCCACCGCGTCCAATACGATTGCATCGAGGCGCTGAACTACTCCGGCTCGAAGGAAATCCTCAAGTCCCCGGCCCACTACCGCCAGTACATGACGGCCGAGCGCGAGGCGACCAAGGCCCTCCGCGTCGGCTCCTACGTCCACGCCCTCGTCCTGGACAAGCCCAAGGCCGAGACCGCCTTCGCCGTGGCCCCGGTCGTCGACCGCCGCACCAAGGACGGCAAGGCCGCCTACGAGGCCTTCACCGCCGCCCTCCAGCCCGGGACGACCGTCCTCAGCGCCGACGAGGCGGAGGAGTCCCTCAAGATCGCTGCCGCCGCCCTCGGCTGCATTGACCGGCACGGCTTCAAGTTCAAGGCGACCGAGTTCATGTTCATGACGACCTTCATGGATGCCAACATCAAGGCCGCCATCGACGCCGTCGGGGAGGACGGCTATCTCTACGACCTCAAGACGTGCGAGGACGCGTCCCCCTCGGGCTTCCTCAAGGCCGTCCGCGCCTACCGCTACAACCTCCAGGCTAACTTCTACAAGGCCGCCTACACCGCGGGCTTCAAGGAACACGTCCAAGGCTTCCGCTTCATCTGCGTCGAGAAGGAAACCCTCCAGACCGCCGTCTACGAGCTCGGCCCCGACCTGATGGCCTACGGCTACAGCGACTTCGTCAAGGCCGTCGAGACCTACAAGGCCTGCCTCGCGTCGAACGACTGGCCCGGCTACTCCCAGGAGATCCAGACGCTCGACCTGAACAAGGCGCCGACCGACGCCCCCGCCCCCATCACCTTCGCCTAATACCAACATGACCCAACCCGCAAACGACCGCCCCCCGCTGAAGACCATCGAGCAGTCCGGCAACTACCGCCTGAAGCTCATCGCCCCCAAGTTCGAGAAGGTCAAGACGTGGGATGACGGCACCGTGTCCGCCCGCATCTTCTTCGTCGACGTCGAAGGCAACTGCCTGTCGAAGAACTACTCCGCCAAATACGGCAAGGCCCTCGCCATGCTCGTCGGCAAGTTCTCCGGCAAGTACACCGCCGAGCTGCGCCTCGACGCCACCCCCGCCGAGTTCCTCGAGTACCTCAAGCCAGCCGCGGGCCAGACCATCGACGTCGCCGTTACCGTCGAGCCCAACGGCGAATGGCAGGGCAAGCCGCAGTTCAAATACAAACTCGGCTTCGCGAAGGGCTCCACGAAGGCCAGCCCCGCCCCCGACTCCAACATGGAGGCTCCGCCCTTCTGATGAACCGAGATTTCATCGCCGAGGCCCGCCAGGGCGACCGCCAGACCCGCACCCTGATCTGCCTCGAGGCCCTCCGCACCGACCCGACCGTCAAGCACCGGCACCTCCGCAAGGCGCTCAAGGTCTCGGGCCGCCAGTTCCGCAAGGCGCTGCGCCTGTCCCGCCTCCTCCGTCAATACGACGCCACCGCCTCATGACCATCATCGAAGGCCGACCCACCCTCGTCCTGATCGCAGGCTTCTCAAGGGCCGGGAAGGACACCCTCGCCAACGGGCTGCTCGAATGGTCTGAGCGCCGGGCCTCAAAGGTCAACTTCGCCGACCCCCTCAAGGAGTGCGCCAACGCCATGCTGTCCTATCTGCACCTCGAGGGCGACTTCTTCAACGAGGAGTTCAAGGTCAAGCACCGCGACTTCCTCGTGAGCACCGGGAAGTTCGCCCGCTCGCTGAACCAGGACGTCTTCGCCGAGCACCTCGCCCGCTACCTACCCTTCGTCTCCGCCGATGGCCTCCCGCATGAGACCGTCGTCTGCTCGGATTGGCGTTACCTGAACGAGTACAAGGTCGTCAGCCGCATCATGGACGAATACAATTGGAACCTCCGCACCGTCCACATCTCGACCGCGGGCATCCTCCCCGCGAACGACGAGGAGGCTTGGTCGCTGATGGATCTCCGGGCCGAGGTCGACTTCGACGTCGAACTCTGCTTCAAGCAGAACAGCCGCAACGAAATCATGGCGGAGGGGCGCCGCATGGCCCGCGCATGGAAACTCTGACCCGCGAGCAGGCCGCCTGGGCCGTCGGCATGGGGCTGAGCATCGAGCGGGCCGCTTGGCTGCTCCAATGCCCCAAGCATACCGTTGGCCGCCTCCGCGAGGAGACGCCCTTCGAGAAGCCGACCAACCCGGACTGCTACCTGTCCCGCATCAACGGCGTCCTGTACTTCCGCATCAACCGCCGCCGCGTCGCCCTCTGGGAACGCGCGCCCCAGGATATCGCCCAAGCCCGGGCATACCGCGACCGCCGCCTCGTCGAGCTCGGGCTGATGAAGGGAGCCGCCTCGTGAGTTATTACGAAAGCCGCATCAAAGCCCTAGAAGCCCGCATCGAAGAGATGGCGCAGCTAGAACGCATGAAGGCAGTTAAGGTCGAGGCGCAACTGATGGTTAGAATCGGCGAACTACAAGTTGAGAACACCCGCCTCAAAGCCGAGGTGGAGCGGCTGACCAATGCGGGGGATTGTTTGGTTATCCATCTTGAGGCTTGTTATCGAGCAGAAGGATATGACCCAAAAGATTGCGATATGATTGATAATTGGAACGCCGCCAAGAAGGGAGGCCAGCCGTGAGCGAGCCGAAGCGATACGCCTTTAGTCCAGAGTTCAGCACTGATGATTGCACTATGCAAACTGACGATGGATGCTGGGTTAAATACGAGGACTACGCCCGCCTCAAGGCCGAGTGCCAAGCCCGCCAAGCGGAGAACAGCGTGCTGGCAGTCGAGTGCGATAGCCTCAAGGCCGAGGTCGAGCGGCTGGAAGATTTCAACGATGGCCTTATGGCTATGCGTTGGCAGGACGAGAAGGGAAACCTACTAACTGCCTCCGACTATAACCGCCTCAAAGCCGAGGTCGAGCGGCTGACTAAAGCCGGTGATGCGATGGCGAAAATTATCAAAGGTCCTGCCCACGGCCCGGGCGAATGGGATGGCGAGTGGGACAACTGGCAGGAAGCAAAGAAGGGAGGCCAGCCATGAGCGAGCCCATCCGCTTCGTCTTCGCCTCCGACTCCCACGGCGACATGGCCGACACGGAGGCCCTCGCCGCCCTCTGGGAGTTCTGCAAGGACTACAAGCCCCACGTCCGCATCGCCGGCGGGGACCACTACGACTTCCGCGCCCTCCGCCGTGGCGTCGGCTCCAATGACGCCGAGTCAGGCGAGTCCCTCAAGGCCGACATCATGGCCGGCAACGCCTTCATCCGCCGCTTCTCGCCCACTGTCTGGCTCTGGGGCAACCACGAGCACCGCCTCGACAGCCTGATCTCGACGGCCAGCTCGGCGATGGTCCGCGACTACTGCCATGACGTGAAGTCCGAGATCTGCGCCAACGCTAGGGCATCAGGTTGCAAGGTCATGCTGCCCTACCACGCCGACAAGGGCGTCCACCGCCTAGGCCCCGTGGCCTTCGTCCATGGCTACGCCCACGGCGAGAACGCGACAGTAAAGCAGGGGCTGCACTACGCCGTACACGGCGGCGCCCTGGTACACGGCCACACACACAACCTCGCCAGCATCGCCCTGACCCAACACGGCAGCGGGAACGCCTTCAGCGCCGGATGCCTCTGCCTCAAGGACGAGATGAGCTACGCCTCCCACCGCCTAGCAACCGCCCGCTGGGGCTCTGGCTTCGTGGCCGGCTGGGTGGACGGCGACAACTACAAGGCTTGGCTGGTCCACAAGGTCGGCCGCAAATGGGTCTGGAACACAGGCCTGCGCTTCTTCACCCCCAAGACCAAATGAGCAAACGCAACAAGCCCGGACGCATCATTAAACTAGGGCCTTACGACCCTTGCGAAACGATTGGCATCTGGAGGTCAATGGATAGTGCTCCCAAGGACGACGATACTATGATTTTGGCATACTTTGAATGTGAAAAGAAATACATGATTGATGTCGTTTGTCGTTATTTTGGAGAAGAGCGTTGGAGCACTGGTTGGGATGCGGTTGTACATCCAACGCATTGGATGCCCCTTCCTAAACCCCCCGCCAAATGAGCCAAGGCAACAGCATCGTCGCCAACCACCGCGTCCGCGACGCCATCCTCGACGCCATCGTCTCCGAGATCCAGAAACAAGCCGAGAAGGCTCCTCCTGGCTTTCACCCCATTGACTACTGGGAAAAGCGCTGGAAGTGCAAACGCTCGTGCGCCAAGCGCTATCTCGGCGAGGGCGTCAAGGCTGGCATCCTGGAGCGCATCGAGCTGCGCCGCTATACCGGGAAGTACGTCCGCCGCGCTCCCTACTACGGCCCTGCCCGCAAGGCCCCCAAAAAGCAAAGGTCTTGACGCAAGGGTAGGGGAAGGTCATTCCCACCCTCCCCCACATGAACCTTTCAAGCACCTCCGACGCCGAGCGGTTCCTCCTCGGCGCCGTCATCCGCGACAACCGCCCGCTCCCCGCGACCCTCGCCCCCGAGGACTTCGGCGAGCCTTGGCTGCAAGACGTAGCCTATGCCATCAACGCCCTCAAGGTCGACGGCACCGATCTCGACGAACTGACCGTCCTCGACGCCCTGACCAAGGCCGGGTCGCCAGTCACCCGCGAGGCCGTCAACGGGCTGACGAACGACGTCGGCTTCTCCGCCTACAACGCCGCGTGGGCCGAACAGGTCGCAACCTCCGCAAGTTTGCGGAGAATAGCCGCCCTTAATCTACGCATCGCCAAGGCCGTCGCCGACCCGGGCACCGACCCCGCCGCCCTCGCCGCCTACGCCGAGCAGCAACTCAAGGCCCTCGCTGGCAAACCGAAGGAGGCCCCCGAGGACAAGACGACCGAGTATTTCGACCTCGACGCGATGCTCAACTTCGACCCCGCCGCCGACCCGACCGTGCTCATCGGCGCCGAGCGTCGCTGGATTTGCCAAGGCTACCCGTTCCAGATCGTCGGCTTCTCGGGCACCGGCAAGTCATCCCTCGCCGTCCACCTCGCCGTCCATTGGGCCCTGGGCAAGTCCCCCTTCGGCCTCAAGCCCATCCGCCCGCTCAAGGTGCTCGTCGTCCAGGGCGAGAACGATATCGGCGACGCGAGCGAGTCCCTGATGGGCGCCACCGAGAAGCTAGTCGAACCCGAGAAGGCGCTGCTCCGCCAGAACCTCATCTTCGTCCGCCAGTCCACCAAGGTCGGCTTCGAGTTCGTGGCCTACCTCGGCGACATGATCCGAAAGCACGGCATCGACCTCGTGATCGTCGACCCGCTGCTCTCCTACGCGGGCTTCGATATCGCCGACCAAGCCGCCACGTCCGCCTTCCTCCGCGGCCCGGGCGGAGTCCAGGAGATGCTCCAGCAGACCAAGGCCGCCTTGCTGTATATGCACCATACGACCAAGCCCAAGTCCGCCGACGATCTGGACACGATGACCCCCCAGCAACTCGCCTACCTCGGGGCCGGCTGCGCCGAGTGGGTCAACTTCGCCCGCGACTCGGGCTTCCTGTTCCGCACCGCCGCCACCGCCAACGGTCGCCCGGTCTACAAGTTCGGCTTCTCAAAACGCCAGTTCCGCGCCGGCCTCGTCAACGCCCTAGGTCAGCCCGCCTTCTCCGGGCACGTCCTCCTCCAGCACGCCGAGGGCGGCCGAGTCCGCTGGGAGTACGCCGCGACGACCGAGGACGCCCAGCCAGACGCCAATCCTAGCCCCGCTAAGGGGTCTGGGAGGCGTTTTATCTGATAGGGGGCTACCACCCCCGCCACCCCACCCCCACCCCCGTCTTAAATCGCCTTCCCTTACCCTGTGACAATCCGACTGACACTCCGTCCCTCTCACTCCGTTCGAGAGGTAGGTTACTCCCCCTACGCTCCCTTGACGGTCGCTAGGGTCGCAACCTTGGCCCACCCCCAAGCCCCCCAGCGCTGACCATGCCGAGCAGAAAACGCGCCCCGCTAGGTCGACAGGCCGCCGTCCTCGCGAAACTCCAAATGACCCGGTGGCGTCAAAAGGCTTGGCGAGACCGACCCGAGCACATGGAGGCTATCCGCCAACGGGCCACAACCAGGGCAAAGGAAAAGAGAGACGAGCAGATCGGTCTGCTCCGCGTCTACCTCGCCGACCTCCCCGAGCGCATGACCGGCCCCGAGCTCGACGACCTGATCGTCACCGAGTACGCCGCCCAACGCAAGGTGACCAGGGCATCCTTCTTCCGACGCGTCAAGCGTCACGCCCTCCTCGCCTACGACGCGACGACGGGGCATTGGCAAAACCTTTGCAGGGTTGCACCGCCCGCAAATCCCTTGAACCTATGACGCGTGTCCAGGCATCAACTGAACGACCTATCGGCTCCACGCGCCGACGCTCGCTCCTTCGACCGCTGGTTCTATTCCCTGCCCAAGCGGCAGCAGGAACAACTGAGGGACGCGAATGTCGTGCCTTACCGCGAGATGGTTCAGCCTCGCCACGTCTTCGAGATCAACCCGAACCACCAAGCCTGGGCGACGAAGCCCGAGGAGCCGCGTGTCGAGACCGACGCATTCATCTCCCGCGAGCACGTCGGCCTGATGCTCAAGTCATTCGTCGACGCGCTGGCCTATACCGACAACTTCCGCTTCCGTCGCCACGTCGAGCTCACGCGCTGGGCGCTGGCCTTGCCCGGTTGTCTGTCGGCGCCTGTCATCGCCAAGATGTACGGCATCACGAAGCAAGCGCTGCACAAGCGGGCCGCCGCGATCCGCAACGCCCTGCCCGTCGGCGACGCCGCGAGGTTCAAACCGAGCAAGCGATGAAAACAGGGCAAACCCACCCTCTAAGGAGTCTCCTTACCCCCCCCGGTTTCACGCGTGGTTGGACACCACGGGGGTTTTTTGGGGGAAACAAAAAAGCCACGGAGGGCTTGCCCCGTGCTGACTAACGGGGCGATGGCCCAAGCCCTGGGCATCTCGGCGCAACGCGTCGGTCAGTTGAAAAGGGAAGGTATGCCGATGGAAAGCGTCGAGGCGGCGCTCGCGTGGCGGGAAGCCCGGGACGCGTCGCGGCGGACGGCTCCGGTCGTCGAGCTCGAGACGCTGACCGACCTTTCCCTCGAGGCGAACATCGCGACGCACAAGGCCCGCGTCGAACACGCCGGCGAGATTTGGGACGCGGCGATGCGTGGCGGCGACGTCAACCAGGGCAAGTTCCAGTCCTCCTACAACGCGGCCTTCAAGACCCTGATCGACCTCGAGGCCGAACTTGAGCGGCGCCGGGTGGCGAACGCCGAGTTCATCTCCGCGAAGGAGGCGACGGCGGCGATGCGCGACCTGATGGCGGAGGTCGTGAACCGCCTGGACAAGTTGGCGCTCGATTGCGCGGAGGGCTGCAACCCCGAGACTCCGGCGAAAGCCGTGAAGGTTCTGGAGGCTTGGGTTCGCAAGACGAGGGAGGACTTGAGCCGTGCGGCGGGCTGATCTGGTCGGTCTTGGTCGGGACGTGCTCAGGCCGTCGAGCGAGGGCGATATCGTCGCGTGGCTGGAGGCGAACGTGCGGGCCATCCCCGACTCGCCGATGCCCGGGCCGTTTAGGGCTGACCGGACGCCGTGGGTGCGGGACGCTCTGCGCATTGCGGCCGACCCCGAGGTTCAGCTGCTGACCGTCCTCGCCAGCATCCAGTCCGGCAAATCCCTGTTCGCCCGACTGTTCGCCTGTTGGATCGCGGAACACGCTCCCGGCCCGACGCTGTTGCTCCAGGCTACCGACCCCGAGGCGAAGGACTTCGCCCTGCGTTACCTTCGGCCCGTGTTCAAGAACTGCCCGCCGGTGCTGGCCCGCATGAAGGAGGACGACATGGAGCGCTCGACGACCATCGACTTCGACCGCTTCCCTCTGTACTGCCGCGGGGCGTGGAACGAGGCGAACCTTCAGCGCCTGTCCATTCGCTACATCATCGGCGACGAGTGTTGGCTCTGGCCGCCCGGGCATTTGCAGGAGGCGAGCGCGCGCGTGACGGCGTTCGGCTGGATGGGCAAGCGGGTGTTCATGACGCAGGGCGGAACGCTTGGCGGAAAGGGCGGCGAGTTCCATGCGCTGCACGAGACGACCGACCAACGGGATTGGAACTTCCGATGCCCGAAGTGCGACCATCTTCAGCCCTGGCTGTGGGAGTTCATCCGCTTCCCCGAGGAGGCGAAGGCGAGCGGGACGTGGGATTTGAACGCGGTGGCAGACGGCACGAAATACGAGTGCGCTGGATGCCACGCCCTGCTCGACGACAACGCCGGGACGCGGGCCGAGGCGAACGCCCGCGGGGAGTTTGTAGCCACAAATCCGATGGCTTATCACGGCAAGGTCGGCCTGCATTGGAACAGCCTCGCGACGATGTCCTGGGGCGAGTTGGGCGTGATGATGCTCAAGGCCAAGGAGGCGGCGGACGTCTACGGCGACAACGAGCCAAGGCGCATCTTCAAGCAGAAGCGGCTGGCGATGGCATGGCAGGAGGAGGGCGGCGAGATTGTCGCGGACGCATCGGCGAGCGAGTACAACCTCGGCGACGCGTGGGAGGCGGAGGCCTTCATCACCGGCAAGGGCAAGGTGGTCGACGCTAAGGATGCGCCGACGGGGAGCATCCCGTTCCGCACGGCGGGCGTCGACGTCCAGCGCGGCCACTTCTGGGTGGTCGTCCGCAGCTGGGCGAAGTCAGGGCACAGCCGCCTCTATGCCTTCGGGAAGGTCGAGACGTGGGGCGGCGTCGAGGATATGCTCCGCAAGGCGAGCGTGCATAAGGCGATGGTCTTCGTCGACGCTGGCGACCAGACGTCGATGGTCTACGCCGAGACGGCGCGGCGAGGCTGGAAGTGTGCCCGAGGTTCGGGCAACGAGGACTTCGCGGTTACCGATCGGGACGGGAAGACGACCCGCCGCTTTTATTCCGAGCGTCAGCGCATCCAAGTCCCGGGCCTTCAGGGTCAGCCCGCCGTGCTCGTGTCCTGGTCGAACTTGGCAGGGAAGGACTTGCTGCACGGCATGAGGGTTAAGCGGCTGCACACGTTCCCCCGGAACGCAGACCCGTTTTACATCGAGATGATGGCGGCGGAGGTTCGCGTGAAGGACAAGCGCACGGGCAAGCCGATGTGGATTCTCCCTCAGGGCAAGAAGGATAACCACGCCTGGGACTGCGAACTTCTCTGCCTTCTGGGGGCGGTGCGGTGGGGCATCGGAAGCCGCGGGGAGTCCGGGCCGGCGGAACCCGTGGATGCCGCTTGACGCAAGGTTGTCGGGTGCTTGTGTGTTCATAGGCCGCTGACTCGGGATCTGCGCGTGGGGCGTGGGTTGGAACAACCGGGTCAGCGGCTCCCCGTTGCCTTGCGGTGCAGAGTCAAATGGCATCTGGCATCTTTATCGGCCTGACCGAGGACGAACTTCTGGCGATCAAGGCGCAGGCCTTGGCGGACATCACCTCGGGCAAGGTGCTTACGAGCTACTCTGACAGCGGCTCGTCCGCCTCGAAGGCCGTGACCATGCCGGCGAAGGAGCGCCTGTCGGAGGCGATGTTCGCCCTGAGCCGCCTCGACCCGCAGACCTACGGCGTCCGAAAGACGGTTGTCTCTACCAATTGGAACAACCCAATTGACGAATAACTTATGCCCCCCCGGAAGACGACCCCCCGCAAAAAGAAGGTAGTGACCGCCGCCCAGCCGGCGAGCGCTCCTACGCCTCAGGCCTCCTTCGGTGGCTGGCAGAGCGTCGGGCAGACCCGCCTCCGCCGCGGCATCTACAACGGCCCCGCCCAGGACTTGCGCCGGGACATGAAGCCGAGCGACCGCCTGACGATGGTCAAGCGCTGCCGCTGGGCCGAGCGCAACAGCGGCCTGTTCAAGCAGATCCTAAACGACCTCGTCCTCTACACCGTGGGCGACGGCATCAAGCCGCAGTCCCACGCGACCGACCCGGCGCTGGCTGACCGCTACGAGGAATACTTCGCGGAGAAGTCCAAGCGCATCGACATCACGAACCGCTTCTCCTTCGCCCAGGTTCAGCAAATCCTGATGCGGGCGATGGCCCGGGACGGCGACTCGTTCGCTGCGAAGGTGCGGAACGGCCTCGGCGACCCGAAGTTGCAGCTAATCGAAGCCCACCGCGTGGGCGACCCGATGGACGTGCCGCCTCCCGATGGTATGCACGACGGGTGCATCTTCGGCGAGTATGGCGAACTGATCGCCTTTAACGTCTACCGCTCGGACGGCTCGAACCGCCAGATTCTGGCGCAGTCCATGATGCACGTCGTAGACCACGAGTATGCCTCCGGCGCCCGTGGCGTCCCCCTGCTCCAGCATAGCATCAACTCCATCCAGGACGAGATGGATATCCTCGAGCTCGAGAAGTTGGCGGTGAAGGATAACGCCGACGTGACCCGCGTCATCAAGAAGACGGGTGGTTTCATCGACGGCGACATGGCCTCGGAGCTCGGGGCCGGCACGTCCTACGAGAACATCGCGGCCCGCATGGGTGGCAAGTTGCTCGCCCTTGAGCCCGGCGAGGAGTTTCAATCCTTCACCTCGAACCGCCCGAGCCCGACCTTCACCGGCTTCCTTGCGGCGCTGGAGCGCGACATTAGCCAGGGCGTCCTGCCCTACGAGTTCGTCAACGACCCGTCCAAGATTGGCGGGGCGTCCGTCCGCCTTATCACGGCGAAGGCTGGCCGCGTGTTCGGCAAGTACCAGCAGATCCTCATCGAGCAACTTTGCCAGCCGACTTGGGGCTACATCATCGGGCAGGGCATCGCCGCCGGCGAACTTCCCGACGACCCGACCTGGGCGACCGTGTCCTGGACGACCCCTAAGAGCGTGACGGTCGATGGTGGCCGCGACGCCACGAACGACCGGGCTGACGTCGAGATGGGTCTCCTGTCCATGTCGGAACTCTACGCCCAGCGCGGCCTCGACTTCCGCACCGAGATGAAGAAGCGGGCCGCCGACATGGTTCATATCCAGAACCTCGCCGCCGAGTACGGCATCCCCTTCGAGCTTCTATTCCGTCCGACGAACACCCCGCTCGGCACCGTCTACAACGTCGAGAAGCAGGAGGCCGCCGAAGGCCCCGAGATGGAAGACGAGCCGGCCTCCGAGGAGGAGCCCGAGGGCGAAGACGAAACCAATTCCTAAACCAATGCGCTTCCTCATCAACGGACTCAAGGGCCGCGAGCCCCTGCTCATCGACCCTTCCAAGGCCAGCGACCACGCCGCCCTGGCTGAGAAGTTCGGCTTTACCGATATGCTGGCGCAGTTGTTCGGCGCCGCCCCCGAGCCCTATGTCCTGGAGAACGGGACGGGCGTCATCCCCGTCGTCGGAGTGATCGGCAAAGGTCTCTCTCCTCTGGAAAAGATGATGGGCTCGTCGGACGTCGACGCGGTTTCTGAGGCTATCGAAAAGATGGTCGCGAACCCGAGCGTCCAGCGTATCGCCTTCCACATCTCGAGCCCGGGCGGCACGGTCACGGGCGTCGAGGAACTGGCGAACAAGATTCGCGGCCTGAAGGTTCCGACGATGGCCTACTCCGACAGCGAGATGGCCTCCGCCGCCTACTGGATTGGCTCGGCTGCCGACCGCGTCCTCGCGGCCCCGTCCGCCACCGTCGGCTCGATTGGCGTCTACATGGCAATCCCTGACTTCTCCAAGGCCGCCGAGATGCAGGGTATTAAAATGGTCGTCATCAAGTCCGGCAAGTTCAAGGGCGCTGGCATCGAGGGCACGTCCCTCTCCGCTGATCAGGTCGAGAACCTTCAGGCCTCGGTCGACGGCATCCACGCCGACTTCAAGGCCGCCGTCCAAATGAAGCGCAAGATGGTCAAGGCCGAGACCATGGAAGGCCAGACCTTCAACGGGAAGCAAGCCGCCCAGGCTGGTCTCGTGACCGGGCTGGCCGACTCCTTCAACGCCGCCCTCGCGACCTTCTGATGCCCCAGACCGTCCCCGTCCCCGACTACGTCAGCGAGGCTGCCCGCCGCGGGCTGGAGTGGCATCGCGAAGGGAAGTCCGGCGACGGGGTCAAGGAGCAGACCGTCCGCGAAGCGCGGGACATGGTCGAGGGCTCCATCAGCGAGGACAAGGTGCGCCGCATGGGGCCTTGGTTCCGTCGGCATCGGGCGGACATGGACGCCCCCGCGAACAAGCCGTCGAGCAAGGACTTCCCCGGGGCCGGTGCGGTCGCGTGGGCCTTGTGGGGCGGGCCTACCTCGGGCGATATCATGCGGGCGGCCGAGTGGGCCGAGCGCACGGTCGAGCGATTGGACGCCGAGAAAAACGCCCTCGCTGGTTGCCACCTTCCGCAAATCCAAATGACCATCGAAGAGCAGCTTCACGAAGCCCTTGCCGCCAGCGTCGCCCTCGCCGTCGAGCGTGACGACCTCCGCGCCACCGTCGAAAAGTTGACCGTCGGCGCCGCCGACGAGCTCACCGCCGCCAAGGCTGACATCGCCGCCAAGGACGCCCGCCTGGGCGAACTGACCGTGGCGGTCGATGGTCTCTCCGCCGAGGTCGTGGCGCTGAAGGCCGCCCTCGCCGCCTTCGAGGCCGAGAAGGTCACCGCCTCCAAGGAGGCCGCCAAGATCGCCGCGAGCGTCGGCGTGTCCCCCGTCCAGATGTCCCCCGCTGACAACGCCAAGGCCGAGCCTGAGGCCGTCGACCACGTCGCCGCCTTCCTCGCCCTGCCGGTCGGCTCGAAGGAGCGCGGCGAGTACTTCGTCGCCCACAAGGCCGCCATCGTCCGCGGCATCTTCTAATTTTCCCTAATCCCTAATCATTCCTAACCATGGCTAACTCCATCACCGCCGCTCCCGCCGTCCTCGCCGAAGGCGTCATCGGCTCCCTCAAGAACAAGCTGCCCGTCCTCTCGGGCATCTCGACCGTCTTCTCGTCCCGCCCGGGCGTGTCCGGTCTCTCCATCCAGGTGCCCCTGATCGGCACCTCCACCGCCACCACGTTCGGTGCCTCCGGCTACCTGACGCAGGACGACGCGACCGTCACCTCGGCCACCGTCACCCTGGTGCACTACAAGGTCTCGAGCCGCTTCAGCCCGTCGAACCTCAAGGAATACGGCGCCCAGTTCTTCGTGAACAACTTCGTGCAGACCGCCTCCATCGCCCTCGCCCAGAAGGTCATGGACGTCATCAACGCCCAGGTCACGAACGCCAACTACGCCACGTCCTCGACCTCCGGCGCTGACCTGTCCTACGCCGAGCTCGTTGCCGTGCAGAAGACCCTCGACGACGCGAAGGCCCCGAGCCCCCGCTACGCCGTGCTCAACAGCACCTACGTCTCCGACCTCCGCAAGGACACCACGATCGTCGGCAACAACGTCCTCGGCGCGAACATCATCCGCGACGGCGACCTCGGCATCATCGCCGGCGCCCGCGTCTACCAGTTCGCCAACCTCGCGAACAACAGCGAAAACCTCGCTGGCTGGGTCGCTGGCCCGGACGCCATCGCCTTCGCCTCCGCCCTGCCGGAGACCGAAATCCCGGGCTGGGAAGTCGCCAACGCCATCGACCCGGACACCGGCCTCGGCGTCCAGGTCATCATGGGCCAGGAGCAGTCCGGCTACATGAACGTCACCGCGACCCTGCTCGCCGGTGCCGCCGTGGGCCGCGCGACCTCGCTCGTCCGCCTCAAGACCGCCTGATGATTGCGGCCTGAGCCGCTCCAATCGGGGCCCCTACGGGGGCCCCTTTTTTGTGCCCCTTTGCCAAGGCTCGCAAGGATGTGAGCCTCTACTCTGAGTTCCTGCCCGACGCCAAGGAGATCCTCGCCGACCTAGGGGTGGCGGGTTCGTGCAACAACGGGGCCATCACGTTCGTCTGTATGCTGTCCGACCCGGCGATGACTCAGGTCTTCGAGGCTGGGGGCTTCAAGGAGCAGACCCAGCACACCGTCCGCCTCGCGGCTGCAACGGCCTCCTGGAGCCTTCCAGACGGGTCTAATGGGGCATCGGCGGCGGTCATCAGCGGCGGGGCGCCCATCGCCTCCCTCGCCATCGGCAAGAAAATTGTCGCCGGGGGGAAGACCCTGCGCATCAGCGGGCAGACCTACAAGCCCGGTTCGGCTTGGATCACGCTGGTGGTCATCGACGACAACCAATAAAGCCGTGGGCGTCGTCCTCCCCAAGACCAGCCAGCAGGAGTTCAAGAACGCCCTAGACGAATACGCCCAGGGAATGCGCCTGTCTATGGAAGACGCGGCGAACGTGGCGGCCTCCAGGCTTTGCATTGCGGCGATGGAGTTGACTCCCCCGATCCTAGACTCTGGCGGTGGCGGCCTTAGCCACGGGGCGAAGCTCGCGGGCTATAATGCGGTCTCTCGGGACATTCGTAGCCTGTTCACGGCAAAGGACGACACGAAGGCGGCGGCTGTCGGCGTTCAACTTAATCGGCTGCGCGAGGCCATCAAGGCGGGCGACCGCGGCAAGTTCGAGCGCATCCGGCAGCGGGCGACGCTTCAGAAGACGAACCTGACCAACCACATCACCGCGGCGATTATTCACGACGCCGACCCAGCCCGTGCCTTCTCCAAGGCTCAGAACCTTTTCAACAAGTCCAACCCGGTGCTGACGATGGACAACCAGGAGACGACTAAAGACCTCCGCAAGGAGCACCTCGCCCGCCGCAAAATCGACCGCCAAGGCCGCGTCCGCATCTGGAAGCAGACCGGCAGTTATCTGGGCAAGTACGTCGCCGAGAGCAAGGCCGCCTTGGAATCATACATCAAACTTACTCAGAGCCATGTCGGCTACCTGAAGGCTGGCTGGTATGACGTGCTTACCAAACTTCCGAAGCTGAACAATAAAGCCCTGTACAAGGCAAAGGACATCCCTGTCTGGATTAAGCGCCATAAGGGCAACGGCTACGTGACCTCGTTCCGCAATGCCTACGGCCTGACCATGATCATCGGAAACACCATCGGCGACAACGATGGACAGGCCAGCAAGAACGGCGTGCCTGACATTGCGCGCTCGATTGCGATTGAGCGTATGTTCAAAGACCTTGAGCAGTACCAGGCGCGCCAAGCCGCCAAGTTCAACGGCTCCTAAACTTTATGGGCACCAAATCTATTCGCCACATCGTCGAGGCCAACGTCGCCTCGCACCTCGCAGCCGAGTCCGGCCTGACGGGGGTCAACATCTACACCGGCGACGACGGGGACATCAACGTCCTGCCGAAGGCCATCGTCCTCTGCGACTCGGCCCGGACGCCCGCCGACCTCCCCGAGGGGGCTGGGAACTACGACTGTTCCGTCCGCGTCACGATCTTCTCGAACGCCGACGACACGACCCTCGCCGACCACCGTGCCCGGTGCGCCGCCCTGGCTGGGTCGATGCAAGACCTTGCCGGCCTGAAGGCGGTCTTCGTGGCCTCGGGGGATGCGACCCTCTACGACGTCACCCCGAACACCGAGGACGAGGGCAAGGATGAGCGCAGCTACGCGACGGCCTTCACCTTCGGCCTGTTGACCGTCCTGCCGGCGTAAGGTTGCCCCCGCCCGCAAAGACAAATGGCCGCCGTCGCTCAAGGAACCACCTGCACCTACGGGGTCGCGGGCACGATCACGAACCTCTTTGTCCAGTCCTACACCGTGTCCGCCTCGTTCAACAACGAGAACATGGTGCAGGACGAGACCGGCCTGACGAAGACCATGCGCTACGACGACCGCAAGACGGAGTTGAGCGTCGAGGGCGTGGTCAAGTCGAGCGGCGACGCCCCTGCCCTGGGCGCGACCCTTTCGTTCACCGTGGCCGCGAAGGGTGCTTACCCCTCGGGCTCGGCGAGCAACTCCTTCGTCGGCGTAATCACGAAGGTCGAGGAGAAGGGTTCGAATAAGGACTTCGTGAAGTACGCGATCACCGCGGTCGACTACGAAGGCGTCACGCCCGCCTAATTGACGCGAGCCCTGCAAGGGCTTTGACTCGACCCCGTGGACAATCGTTTCCTGCGGGCGTTTTCAGACCCGTCCTCCCGGGTGTTTTTCGGGAAGCGGGTCTTTCCTTTTTGCCTGAAGTTCAGGGTGCGGCTGCTCGCCATCGAGTCGCCCCTGGTCACGGCTGGCCGCGGCATCACGCCCGCCGACCTGATGATGGCGGTCAAGGTATGCGCCGAGGAGGGCGGTCTGGAGTTCGGCTTCTGGGAGCAGGCCCGCATCCGCGAGCTCGAGTACCGCCCCGAGAAGTTCGCCGGCGAAGTCGCCCGGTTCGTGGACTATTGCCACCTCGACGCGTGGCCGAAGTACTGGGATGGGGCTAAGACCAGCGACTCAGCCGATGGGGTCGGCTGCCCTTGGCCGCTGATGATCGTCACGAACCTCATCGCCAACGGCATCGAGGAGGCCCGGGCTTGGGAGATGCCCGAGGCGCAGGCCATCTGGCTGTCGACGGCGTTCGCGCTGCGGGGCGGGGCGAAGGTCAACCTCCTGACGACGGAGGAGGAGGCGTTCATGGAAACCCTGCGGGCGGGGGAGTTGCCTACCCAGCAAGGTTAAACGATGGGACGCAAACTTGAATGGGAGTTGTCGGGCAAGTCCGACGTGCCGGAGAAGATGGCGAAGGCCAAGGCTTCGATGGAAGGCCTCGACGGCGCGGCCAACGCCCTGTCGAAGAAGTTCAAGGAGGCCTTCAAGGACATCGCGGTCGGCTTCGTCGCCCCGATGGTGCTCGTCCAGAAGGCCATCGGCTTCATCACCGATCAGTTCCAGAAACTCCAGCAGTTCGCCCAGGAGTCCCGCGAGTTCGCGAAGGACGCCGAGAACTCCGGCAAGGTCGCCGCCGGCGCCCGGGAGGCCATCCTTCAGGCGGACGAACGGGCAAGGCGAGGCGATGAGCAGCGCAAGCGTGCCTTCGGTGAATACCAAGGCTACCGAGATTTCCTCATCAACGACCCGCGAGGCCGCAAGATGGTCGAGCAGGAGATGCCCGTCAAGACCCCCGCAACCACGAGCCTGATTGAGATGTTCCTTGGCCGAAGCGCGGCGACGGCGTTCAAGGTTGCCGACCCTACGGCGATGGCGACCGCGACGGGCATGGCGACCCGGCCTGACGTCCAGGCCAAGATTGAGGCCCTGCTCGCCAAGGAGGCCGCCGACCGCGCGGCGAAGGCCGCTCAGGACGCCGCCAAGACCGAAGGCCCGACCGCCCAGAAGATCGCGGAGGTATCCGGAAACGTCATCGGCGTCGGGCAGAGCCCGCAGCTCGACGCGATGCGCCAACAGATCGTCCTCCAGGAGGACATGGCGAACAGCCTCCGCTCCCTCGTCGAGGCCGACCAGCGTCAACAGGGCTTCCGCCCCGAGAAGGGCTTCGACCTTGGCGGCATGGGTTCCTCCGGTCGCACCGTTTTCCCCCGCTAACCTATGGCTAAGATTTCCCAAGGCAACGCCCTGACGGTTCCGCAACTGCAAGCGGGCTACACCATCGAGGACAACGGCTACGGCGTCCTGACGTGCAAGGCGGTCTATAAGTGCGACGCCTCGACGGCGGCTGACGCCATCTCCCGGAGCGACGTCTTCAGCGAGGACAATCGCCTATTCTGCCACAAGGTCAGCGTCTCCTATGGCGCCCTCGACGTCGCCACGATCACGGCGGACTACATCGGCATCACCGGGGAGACCGGCTGGAGTTCCCCCGAGGTCGGCGCCTCGACGAGCCTGACGACCGAGACCATCACGACGCACCCTCGGTTCATGACGACCGACGCCCTCTCCATCGCAGGGGTCGGCACGGGAACGAACACGGCGCCGATCTACGCACCGGCGTTCAGCATCACGACGCTCCTGCCCTACTCCAAGTCCGGCATCTGGGAAGGCGACAACGGGGCTATTTTCGAGCTGAAGAACGGCGGCAAGTTCCTCGGGTTCTACTCCCGGGCGAACAGCACGGCGACGAAACTATACGGACGCACGTCCTACCTCGCCCCGACCTCGACCTTCCGCGGCGTCATCTACACGAACGACTCGACCAACGTCCCGACGTTCCTGGGCATGGTCGGGAAGACGATGAAGACGCGCAGCCCCGACAGCCTGACCGCCCTGCTGCCGTCCTATTACGGGGACGACTTCGAGGCCGCCGACGAGACCGACCAGCTCCTGATTTCCTCGGTCAGCGTCGAGGATTACGGGACGATCTTCAAGTTCGTCTACGAGCTGCGCTTCAACCGCGAGGGCTACCCGCTCGAGGTCTACGACACGACCAACGTCTGACGATGAGCATCCAGCCAGGAGCGGGATACACTTTCGTCGACAGCGGCGGGGCGACGGCGCTGACCATCGACCCGGTCTGGCAGTACTGGGGCGAGGACGACCAGTTCCAAGTGACCGCGGCGAAGGCGGCGGACGGCTACCAAGTCCAATGCCGCAAGGGCTTCGTGCTCTGGAACAGTTATTACGCCTCGTCCCCTTGGGCGCATGGCGGATATAAGGCCGAGGTGCAGAAGTTCTACTGTTTCCCCACCGGCTCGAAGACGGACGGCGAGGCGGCGACGGCGGACGACAGCCCCTTTGTCGACCTCGGCGGCTACATCACCATCCAGCCCGCGAGCGTCGAGGGCGGCTCCGACTCCTGGGGCGTCTACATCATCGGCTGCGCGGACGTCGAGGAAGGCATCCGCCCTTACCTTGCGATCTTCGCGGACGGCTCCGACGCCGACGACAAGAGCGACTACTTCAACGGGTCGAACGACCAGGTCATCTTCAAGCACATCCAGACGCAGGAACTGGTGGAGGTCGAGACCCCGACGGGGTCGACCTTCCTGACCATCCAGGGCATCGGGTCGCTGGCCGTGATTAATTACAATTGCATCCGCTACAAGGTCGCGAGCCTGACCTTCGAGGACGGCACGTTCAAGGTCGTCCAGAAGTTCCTCGGGCCGATGAAGATTCCCTACCCGGTGAACTACCAAGGCCTTTACACGGCGAACGACCCGGCGCCTTCCCCGCCCGCCTACGATACCGAGCTGACCGACTGGATCGGCGCCTGGACAGGCTACACGAAGGACAGCACCGGGGCGACGGTGGACGTCTAAGTTGCCTAGGGGGCAAGGTTAAGGCCAAATGAGCACTACCGTCACCTTCAAGCGCGGCACGACCTACTCGGCGACCGTCACCTACACCCCGGCGGTCGGCGGCCCTGCCAACCTCCTGACGACCACGGTCACCAGCGACATCATCGATTCGGGCGGCACGGTCTACCCCTGCACGATCACGATGGCGGTCAACGGCCTGTCCTTCGTGGCCTCCCTGCCCGCGTCCTCGACGGCTGACTTCTCCCTCGGCAGCGCCCGCAGCGACATCAAGTTCGTCTACGGCGGCACGACCTTCTTCTCCGACACCTTCCGCCTGACCGTCATCGACCAGGTCACGGAATAACCGATGAGCAGCATCACCGTCTCCTCGCTGGTTCTTGGCTCGCTGACCGTGGAGGTCGACGGGTCTGACGCCTCCCTTGCGCTGTCCGTCCTCGGCACGGCGCCGGCCAGCCTGACCATCGAGCTCGGCACCCCGGGCGCCCAGGGCAACGCGGCGACCATCGCCGTCGGCACGACGACGACCCTCAGCCCGGGCTCCGCTGCCACGGTCACGAACGCGGGCACGTCCTCGGCGGCGGTCTTTAATTTCGGCATCCCTCAGGGCACGACTGGCGCGACGGGTGCCACCGGCCCGGGCGTCCCTGCCGGGGGTCTCGAGGGACAGATCATCGTCAAGGACTCGGAGACCGATTACGATACGTCCTGGCAGGATAACTTCGCGACGATGCTGCGGGTCAACGCCCGCAACGAGACCGGGGCGACCCTGAGCAAGGGGACGGTGGTCTACATCTCCGGCGCGTCCGGAAACAAGCCGACCCTGTCGAAGGCGCTCGCCACCGGGGACGCGACTTCGGCCCAGACCTTTGGCGTCGTGACCGCCGACATCCTGACGAACCAGAACGGGACGGTCACGGTTCGCGGTCTGCTCGAGAGCCTCGACACCTCGGCCTATTCCGCGGGCGCGCAACTCTACCTTTCCCCGACGACCGCAGGGGCGTGGACGACCACGAAGCCCTCGGCCCCAGACCATCTGGTCTACGTCGGCATCGTCGTCCGCTCGCACGCCACCCAGGGCAGCGTTGAGGTCGCCATCCAGAACGGCTTCGAGCTCGAGGAACTGCACGACGTGGCCCTCGCCAGCGAGGCGAACAACGACTTGCTGGCCTACGAGTCGGCGACCGACCTCTGGAAGAACAAGAGCGCGTCGACCCTCGGGCTGCTGACCTCGGCGACGGCGGCCTCGACCTACCTCGCCAAGGCCTCGAACCTGTCCGACCTCGCCAGCGCCTCGACGGCCCGCACGAACCTCGGGCTTGGCACGGCGGCCGTGGAGCCGGCGTCGAAGCTCGTCCCCGCCGGCGGGACTACGGGCCAGGTGCTAGCCAAGGCAAGCGCGACCTCATGGGATTTGACGTGGGCCACATCTGGCGGCGGTGGCGGCGGTGGCGGTTGCGACATCCAAGCCTTCGGATCGTCCTCGACCTCAGGTACGTTTACCTGGACGAAGCCTGCGGGCGCCAAGGTGGTCTTCGTCTACTTGTGGGGCGGGGGCGGTGGCGGTGGTGCTGGCTGCTTCAACACTTCAGGCTCTACCCGCAGTGGCGGGGCTGGCGGCGCTGGCTCGACCTTCTGGTTCGGCATCATTGACGCGAACCAACTGAACTCGACCGAGACTGTGGTCGTCGGCGCGGGCGGGGCCGGCGGCGTTGGCGGCAGTACTGTCGGCGCCACGGGCAATCCCGGCGTCG